AAGGATTTGCGTAATAGTCTTTATGCAAAATGTTATGCCCCAACGGTGTAGGAGGATAAATGGCTAAGGCAACAAAAATGGTACGCCTTGCTGTTGATGAAACAAGCGGAGTGGACCATCCAGCACACCTTTCTGAAGGTTGGCTTGTTATGAAATCCGCTAACGCTGAAGAAATCGAAGCGGTCATTGACTCGCTTACCGAAACAACAATAACTAAGGAGGACTCAGTGTCCGATGAAAGCACAGTTGTAACTGAGGACGCAGTTGTTGCAGAAGCGCCAGTCGCAGAGGCAACCGAAACTGAGTCACCAGCAGTTGACAAAGATGCAAAAATTGCTGAACTCGAAGCCGAACTAGAAAAGGCTAAGAAGATGCCAGCGTTCATGTCTCCAGACAAAATGGATGATGAGACTGAAGAAGAATACAAAATGCGTATGAAGAAAATGGAAGAAGAAAAGAAGATGAAGAAGCCAATGGAAAAGTCATTGGAGTCTGTCGAGAAAGCATTCGCTGTTGAAAAGGCTCGCGCCGATGAAGCAGTTGCACTTCTTCAAAAAGAACGCGATGAGCGAGCAGATGCTGACGCTATTGCAAAAGCAAAGAATTGGAACAATCTTCCTTTGGAAGCAGAGAAAGTTGGTCCAGCACTTCGTCGTTTAGCATTAATCGATGAAGATTTAACAAAGAGTATCGAAGGCATTCTTGAAGCCGTAAATGCTCAGGCCAAAACATCAAACCTATTTGCTGAAATTGGTAAGTCTGTTGATTCATCCGCTACGGATGCATACGACCGTCTAACTGCATTAGCAAAGGCGGCAGTTGAATCAGGAGTTGCTCCTTCATTTGAAGTTGCGATGGCTGATGCCGCACTTGCAAATACAGACCTCTACAAGCAATACCTCACCGAGAAGGGTGCTAAGTAAACATGGCATACGAAATCAATAACTATTCCGTAAGAGCAACCTTCGTTGCTGGTGCGGATTTATCAACTAAGCAATATACATTTGTTAAGTTGAACTCATCAGGACAGGTTGTAGCAGCAGCAGCCGCTACCGATGTCCCTATCGGAGTTCTACAAAACAATCCAACATCAGGTACAGAAGCATCTGTAACAATCGTAGGCGGAACAAAGATTGTAGCCTCTGCGGCCGCAACACTTGGAACTGCACTAAACTTCGGAACATCTTCTACTGGTAAGGCTGCAACACTTGCTGTTTCAGACACCACTAAGTATGTTCTTGGCGTTTATCTTGAGGCACCAGCCGCTGATGGCGACATCGTTGCCGCAGTTATTAACTGCGCTAACCCAACTCGAGCGAACTAAGGAGCCGAATCTAAATGCCACAACCAACATTAACCGATTCGCACATTGATGCGATTCTCACAAACATTTCTGTTGCTTACATGCAGAAACAAGAAAACTTTATCGCTGATAAGGTTTTCCCAGTTATCCCTGTCGATAAGAAATCAGACAAGTACTTTGTTTACACAAAGAACGACTGGTTCCGCGATGAGGCACAACGCCGCGCAGATGCCACAGAGTCAGCAGGTTCAGGTTACAACCTAACCACAGGCACATACGCCGCTGATGTATGGGCATTCCATAAAGATGTAGGCGACCAAACACTTGCTAACTCAGATGCACCATTGAACCCACTTCGTGAGGCTTCAGAGTTCGTAACACACCGCTTGCTACTTCGCAAGGAACTTCAGTTCGTTTCTGACTTCTTCACCACAGGTGTATGGGCAGACGATGTAACTGGCGTTGCTGGAACTCCTTCATCAGGACAGACAAAGCAATGGTCAGATTATTCATCTTCAGACCCAATTAACGACATCGAGGCTGGAAAGTCTGAGATTCTTGGTAACACAGGACAGGAAGCAAACACTCTTGTTCTCGGATACGAAACATTCCGTCAGTTAAAGAATCACCCTGACCTAGTTGACCGTATCAAGTACACATCTTCACAAACAATCACAACCGATATGTTGGCAGCAATGTTCGACATTCCTCGCGTTATGGTTGCAAAGGCAGTAAAGGCTACTAACAACGAAGGTGCCGCTGGTGCGTATTCATTCGCATACGGCAAGGGCGCACTTCTTTGCCATGTTGCTACAAACCCAGGAGTTCTAACTCCTTCTGCTGGATACACATTCAACTGGACTGGCGTATCAGGTGGTCTTGGTGCAAACATCGGAACTTCATCATTCCGTATGGAGTCAATCAAGGCGACTCGCGTTGAGGCTGAAATGGCTTTCGACAACAAGGTAATCGGTTCAGACCTCGGTTACTTCTGGAATACAATCGTCGCTTAATTAAGTCAATAAAGAGGGGGGAGTCGTAAATGGCTCTCCCTTCTTTTCTTAGAAAAGGAAAATAAATGCCACAGGTAAATAGACTTACTCGCGGTGAAGCGGCAGTCGGCGCACTACAAATTGGCGACAACGATACTGTTTACGGTATTGAGTTCGGCACAGTAGCAATCGACCCTGCTTCATTAGCAGCAACAACAAAATCAGCAACAACCTTTACACTAACTGGTGCGGCTACAACTGACATCATTATTGTAAATCCACCTGCACTCAACGACGATATACTCTTTGTTGGAGCCGCAGTAACAGCAGCAGATACAGTATCCATCTATCTCTACAACCCAACAGGTTCGGCGATTGACCAAGCGGAAGCGACCTTCTCATACTGCTGGATTGATACAACGGCGTAAGATGAAAGCAAAAATCCTCAAGACGCTTACCGTGGACGGTAAAGAACTGCTATCAGGAACAATTGTCGATGTAAGTGGATGGCGTAATGCTAAATCACTTGAAGGCTCACGCTACATTACTTTTGTTTATGAAGAAGAAATTAAAAAAGAAACCAAGTCTAAGGTCTTAAAAGACTCAGACACAGAATAAACTAGAGGGGCGGCTAGAAATAGTCGCCCTTTCTAGTCTAAGGAGATAACAATGGCCGTTCTACATGGACGAGTAACAGTAGGCACAACAGCAACTCTTTTAGCACAAGCCAATAGCAGTCGTGATGGAATGAATGTAATGATTCAATCTGCTAAAGGTGGCTCAACTGAGGTTTATATTGGTGGAGCAGGAGTTACTTCAACAAGTTTTGGACACCTTATTGACCCTGATGAGCACTTTGATATACATTTGGACGCAAACGAGGCGTTGTATGGAATTACCTCATCAGGCACACAAGTAGTTAATGTTCTACGACAAGGCGCATAAGGACTAACGAATGGCGATTCCTGCTAATTTAAGTCTTGTAACTGTTACAGGAACATACATTGATATTACAGGCGAGCCTATTGCTGGTCAGGTTAAGTTCACGCCTCGCGCTGTTCTTAGAAACACAACCTCAAATGTAATTCTTGTTAATAGCACAATTGTTGTAACGCTAGATGCTAATGGTGCATTTAGTCGAGCACTTGTAGCCACAGACGACCA